GACTTGCCATTTGTTTTCTCCTTAAAAATGTGCCTAATTTGAGCCTAAATATGATTTAAATGTCGTTGTCAGGAGACAACTAACACAGTACTAAGTATATAACAACTTTCATGCTGCGTCAAGAGTATTTATGCCGGATATGGTAAACCTCACTAAAAAGTGAGGTTTTTTAGAAAGTTATTTACCCAATAATCGTTTGAGTGCAGCCAATTCTTCTACACCTTCAGTAGTTACTGCTTGATCAACTGTATTGATAAAATTTTCATTAGCGCCAACTAGTTTACCAACTGCGCCTTTTTTACCAACCTTTTCGGTTGGGCCTAATTGTCCTACACGCTTTTGGTTGGCATCTAGGTCTTCCGCCACACCTTCTTCATCTAGTTTGTCATACTTAGCACGGATGTTTGCCATCTTTTCTTTACTAGCGCCATCACGGCCTGCTTTGCGTAAAGCATCCATACCTTCTTTGCCATATTTCTTATTACCAAGATATGCCTGTAGTCCACTTTCTTCAACTTCTTCTTCTTTAACTAAACTACCTTTAGTAACTCTTTCAATGTCGCGTTTGATTTGTGCTTTCTCTTGTGGAGACTGCGCTTGGTCATATTTCACAGCCATTCTTTGTATTATGGCTTCGTCTTCACTACTGATATGCGCTCCTAGAGTACCTATGATTCCTAAACCTGCTAAGAACTTTCTTATAGCTCCCTTGCCTTCATCCAATTCATCTTCAGGAATACCAACTGGATTAAGTGCTGTTTGACCACTATCGCCTTCTTCTTGTAGACCTAGCTGTTTAGCTGCAAGATATGCTTTAAGTTTTTCTTTTTCTTGGGGAGTTAGTGGCTTGCCTGCTTTTAATTTGCTTTGTAATAACTGAATATAACCACTATTATCGTCTTGTTTGTACTCATTTACTAAACTATCGGCCCATTCTTCTAACTGAGAAACTTCTTTCATCTCACCAAGTTTCTTGTGTAACTTTTTGAGAATTGGCATAGCATTTTCAATTCTAGGATCTAGTGTTTCCTGTACAAATAATTCATTAATACCAGAAACTTCACCGTCGTCTTCCATTAAAGTAGGAGTCCAACTTTCAAAATACATATTATATCCTCGACGACCAGTCATACGGCTTAGTGTTTCTCTTAATGATTGGTAATGATTAATACCTTCTAGTACTAAACGTTGAGTACTTTCATTAAACTGTCCATTGCGTGTAGCACGGACAAATCCTGCCATTTTTTCATATTCTTCAACCAATGATTGAATATGACCAGCGCGGTCATCATATGGTGTGCCACCTTCTGCTATATGTCTAGCATATACTCGGGCAAGACCTGGCTTAGTAGTATTAAGTAAAAAGCGTTCTCCGTTGGAATTTTCAACGAAAATTCTAGAAATATTTCGATAACGCTGTTCACCTTCTTCAAGTTTACGACTATGTTGTAATATTATTTTGACGCTAGGTATAGCATCACTATAACTTGCTTGTTTGCCCATTGGATAATATCCTTCTGCAATGTTTTCTTTCTTTTTCATATGATCCCTCTGTGCCATATCACTGGCTAAATGGTCTTTGTTTTCGGTATCAAAGCCTAGTTGTCTGCGTTGACTCCACATTTTTAATTGTTGTAAAAAACCAGTCCAACTATCATCAAACGATCCCGATTCTAAATCTTCTGTAGTAGAATCAACAATACCATCATCATAATATATTTTTAAGTCTTGGTTACTATCAATAGTAACCCAAGCAGTGTCTATTGGTTTACCATCTTTTTTGAAAGTAAATTTAAAAACTTCAGCTTCGTCAGGAACAGGTACAGTCTCTCCATCACTACCTTTTGGTATAGGATCATAACCTCTTACCTTAAGAAATTTATATAAATCACGGTATAATGAGTCTGTTTTAATTGGCATATAGTATTTATCTTTGTATCAACTTAAGACAGCGAAGAATGGGAGTGGTTGAATATATTCATCATGGTCACGAATTTGTTCTCCCAAGTCAAGATAGTAATCACTTAAAGATTGTAGCATTCTAATCGTTAATAATGATGCCATAATCAAATCGTCGGTATCACCTATCTTAGCTGCATAACTACCACCACTAGCAACAAAAGTTTTTAATTCTGATATCAAACTTTTGCTATGAATTTTCATTTTCTTACTTTCTAATAATGTTTTAAATTTAGCACAAGCTGTAAGTTTAGACTTTTGTGTAGTATTGTATCCTCTACGTTTTTTGCCCGGCTCACTTAAAAAGATACCAGGTATATTAGTTTCTCCGTATTCTGCTAGTGATATTAGCGCAGCTTCGCCGATAGTATTGTTTTCTATACTATAATACAAACTATCAGGTTCTTCTGTGCATTCTACAATATATTTGTTTATTTGTGCCAATAATTTAATCTGATTAGGTATGTCAGTTTTATTATGTTTCCATTCACCAACTTGGGTGGTAGTATTAGCCTCAAAAATTTGTATAGCTGCAGGATCTCCACCAGTACCTAAACTTGGATCAAGTGCCACTGCATATATATTACCCTTTTCAGGTTTTTTATACCATCTAACTTGTCCCATACGAGTTATGGGTTCACTGCCTTCTAAATCAATAAGTGTGCTAGGATTAATAAGAGTTTCATCTGCAATAATAAATTCGCACCCTATTTCTCGGCGAAACCTATCTTCTCCCAATTGAGCCTTCATTGATTCGGCCCAATTATCATCACGTCCCGGTTGTTCAGACCAATGCGCTCTGTATGCTCTAAACCCGTTTACACCTAATTCAGTTTGATTACCATATGAATCTTCTGTTTTATTAGCACCTTTCCAAATAAGAGCAAATTGATCTTCATCGCTATTTGGAGTGCTAGTTATTATTGCTTTACCACCAGTTGCAAGAGTAGGAGTAATTGAAGTCCAAAATTGTTCTGCAATAGTAGGTCTAACGAATGCAAACTCATCTAAGTACAATAATGTAATAGACATACCACGACCAGTATTTTCAGTAGTAGTAGCTGATACGATACGACTACCATTTTCAAAGTCAAGTGAACCTTTATTGTATGTGGTAACGCCTGCTTTAATATAATCAGGACAGTTTTCATATGCGTAACGAATACGCTGCATGATTTCTTGTGCGCCTGTATACTTATGTGCTGCTATAAGGATAGTAGAATCGGGTACGAACATAGCGTACCAAAGTAGATAGCCGGCAGCACTAGTAGATTTACCACTTTGACGAGGCATCAAACTAATACTAAAACGATAATTGTGGTATGTATGAATTAACCGTTCTTGATAAGGCCATGGATGATATAGCATGCTGCCCTTAGTAGGGTGTTGAATCATAAAAAAGTTATCCATGAAATACAGATAACCTGTAATAGGATCGCAACACTTTATAAAATCATCTAACTCTTTTTGTGTTGCGAATTTAGTTTTTACATAGGGAGTTTTAACTAATGATGGTGATCCACTCATAATTATTATTTAGTTTGGGCGTCTTCCCAAACTAATATTTATCTTAAAAAAATACTCACTTGTAGTGAGTATTTATCATTTATTTAATATCTAAGGGTCTAGTTTTTGTAAGAACTGCACAATAATACTTTTCTTTAAAGTTTTTAAGTTCGCCATTTTCAGCAGGCATACCTAAATCAAACTCAATACTATTGAATATATTAGTATCGAACCCAGTTCTAAGGAATAGTGCTATTAGTTGAGTCTCTCCCAAAATGCTGTAATGATTTAGATTCATTTCATGCTGTCTTTCACAGTTAGGAGCGGGAACTTCAATATATATTTTGCCACCTTGTTTAAGAACACGGTTATACTCCATTAAACTAAAGATAGGATAAGGACTATGTTCTAATGCATGCCGTAAAAATATAAAATCTACAGATTCATCGTAATAACCATCTTTTTGTGGTAAAAAACTTAAATCATATTTTTTAATAGTATGACCTTTATCCTCACAAATTTTTACATCTTCAGGACTTAATGTTACTCCTACTACATCGGTATAGCCTCGGTTTTTCATTTCATCTAAGAAATATCCCGGACCGCAGCCCAAATCTAAGATTTTAGCATCTTTGGGCAAATTTAACGGATCGACATAGGTTTCTACCACTTGAGTGGTTAATGCTTGATGAAACTTACTGTCGCCCTCGCTATAGATATGCGCGGTATATAGCCATTCATTGTAGAATTTTAACTTGATTAAGTCAATGGTATTATTAATATCAATCATATGAATCCTATAGTATTACACTACTTATTCGTAAAATTTAGCTAAATTATTTTTTATAGCCCTTAAACCCTACAGTGATACTTTTGGTATTAGTATCTTCGGGTTCTTCACTCTTAGAATAAGGAATTACATCTTGTACTTCTGAAGGAATAGTCTTTGTGGCTGCGATAAACATATTATATTCTTCTTCGGTGTATGGATGAACGGTATTATATTTTTCAACAAAACTAGCATTATCCATTTCTACCGCATCTTGACTTTTACCATCAGCCATTGCCATAGCCATCCACAAACGATTTAAATGATATGTTCTATCATATCCACCCTGATCACGAACTCTATATATGCCCTTAGATACTTGTACATGATTTTGGTTAGGTTTACCATCACCCTCTATTAAAAATTCATAGGCTCTCATTTCTTGTACCCTTTAAAGGGTTTTAAAGTACTCTTAGTATCGGTATCTACCGGCTCTTCACTTTTAGATGTTGTAAGTAATTTTGCGTCACTTGGCTTCAGTCCCATCTCATGCATTGCATCATCTAGATATCCCTGTAATGGATCTCTGCCTGCATATGATACTATAACTAAATTTTCTCCCCATGGAGTTTCTTTAGCGAACTCAGGTACAGAATCTTCTTGCCGCTGTTTAGCTCCCTTTGCTCCTGCTAATGCAACACCAAATCTATATTGTGTATAAAAATCATTATTTTTTAATTTATCAATGACCCAAGCTGCAGGCAATGTTCGCTCTACAGCAGGTTGAATAGATCCGGTTGCTTCTGTAATAAATTCTCTAGCTCTCATGTTGTAATTATTAACCCATTGTTAGTTGCTAACTCGTAATCAGTATCTTGTGTAAGTGTTAATATACTACCAGGTGCTATATAATTATATGTTATCTGATAAGAGATAAAATGTACAATAGTGGTATTAGCTGCGTTTCCTAATGGTAGTGCATACAAGTTAACATTACCATTTTCTACTACCATATCATATTCTGTTACAAGATTTCCAAAATATTGTTGATTTTGTCCTGTCCAATTAACATCAGTTAAACCATTATTAATTGCCGAATATATTATAATATTTTGGCTATCATCATTAAGAGCATTGCTAGAATTAATCTGCATAGTTGCTTGTGTAAAAGCATTAGCAGGAGTACTTAGTATTATTTGTGGATCTACGCCAACAGTAATACTTTGCAGAGTAGAGAAGTTTACTGCATTTATATTCGCAAAGTTATTATTTACCTTTTGAAAGGCAGTGCGTAAGGGGTCACCGTCACCATCATTGGCTGTTGCCCCTACATTAATGACTTCAAGTGTGGCCATATCTATGTTCCAAATCTATATAGTATTTATCACACAGAAGGCTTTTGTAAACTGAGAATTATTTCACGCTTTCAAATATTTTTTTCTGCTCAGTATACCATTCTTGCCAACCTTCAACTTTGGTTGCACAATTATAATAAGTCACATAGTTTTCTACTACTGTTTTTAACATGTCTGTAATAGGCACTTTATCAGTAGGTTCAATAGGCTTTAGTGGTTCGCATTTTTCTGCTAATGCTTTAGGGTAAGGAGGGAATTTACGCTCTATTGGAACAGGGGTACTAGCGCAGGCTGACAATAATAATACTAACGGTATTAACGTCCTCATTTTTTCTCTCCTGAGGATTGACTAGATAAGTTTACAATCTTATTATGTTGCTCAATGATTTCTTGAGGCACTGGACAATTTTCTATGTACTTGATAATCTCTTCTTTTTTAATGATTTCTTTATCAATATATTTTATTATATCATCGCCCTTTTGTTTGATGACCTTGGTTTTGTTTACAATCTTTTCTTGTATTTCTACAGTTTTTTCTACGGCTTTGACTTCTGATACAGCAACCTTAGCTTCTACTTCTTTTACTTTCGATTGCCATATGCGTTCATTTTCTAACCCACCTTCTAAGTATAAGGCAAGTGTTAGTACGAATATACTGATAATTTGAATAGGGAGTTTATATTTACCTATGAGTGGTATAAACCCTAATACAAATCCTAGAATTACACCAATAATACCAACAGTTAATAAACCATGTATAGCGTAATCAGGTAGAACAGATAATATCCACATGCCCGTATTTATCTACGGGAATCATTTAATCAAACTTAAGTTTAAAAAATGTATATTTTTCTTTAGGCAATTTAGCGGTAACATAATAAGAATAACCATATGTATTATGATCTATATGCCTATGCCAAATAGGTGTTTCTATAGAATTATCCATAATCCACTTGCCCTTTTCTGATTGTTGGAATTCCCAAAGAGGTTGAGCGGCATAGATATCAGGATCTTCTGCATCACCCACGCTGAAGTAATGTACCCTAGTTTCTATATAATCTTTCATACTGCCATTTCTGCTTTGATTGGCCCATGACTTGTATATCCTTCTAAGTGTATATCATTCATAGTCATTTCAAAAATATCTTTCTTTTCTACGGGTAACATTAATGTAGGTAAGGGTAATGGATCGCGGGATAATTGTTCTTTAACTTGTTCAACATGGTTTTTATAGATATGAGTATCACCGGTACTGATAATTAATTCACCAACTTTGTAACCACAATGATGAGCAATCAAATGAGTTAGTAGAGCATAACTAGCAATGTTAAAAGGTAAGCCCAAGAAAACATCCACGGACCTCTGATACATATGGCAACTCAATTCACGGTTTTTGTTTACATAGAATTGACTCATGACATGGCAAGGTGGCAATGCCATTTGATCTAGTTCACCAACATTCCATGCACTGAGAATATGTCTACGGCCATTAGGATCTTCTACCAGTCCTTTAAGTAGATTTTTTAATTGATCAATATGTTCGTTTAATAGTGGATTATGATG